TTTCAATAGTTCCATATCTCCAGGCTTTAAATTGCCTTCGTCTATATCAGACTCCCTATATCCCATAACTTCTGCTACCTTTGCGTCGATGCGTTCTATGAACTCTTTTGCTGGTTGTACATATGCTTCTCCGTATTCTTTTTCTACCATAGTAAGTACGGCTGTTGGGCCTTTTGGAAATGTTCCATTTTCTCTATCAAAGTAACTTAATACAAATTCGCCTAAAGGTGTTTTCTTTTCTTTTTCTAAAGTGATATCATCTTCGTCTTTATCTGGATGATCTATTTTGTCGCCTTTTTTCTTACCATCCATCTTAGCTTTGCGTACTGCGTGTGCATATGCATTGCCTTCCATTTTATATTGGCTTACTGGTATCCACCAACTTCCTGAATGGTTATTGCTATCGTGTGGACAATCACAACTTTCATTTACTTGATATTCTTTGCAACCACAATCTTTACAGCAACGTTGTTCGCCTTCATTTATTTGTTCAGCAAACTGTCCTAATAATTTATCTAATGCTGCTTCAAACGCAGACTCCATACTAGGATTTGTAAGACGTTTAAAATCTGCATCACTGTAATTATCTTTAGGATCTATGCCTCTAGTGCTGCCGCCTTTCATACCGCCTATGTTTACTGGCTCTGATGTTACTCTTGGAATAACTAACTCTTGTCCAACTTGAATAAGTTTTGGATTTGCTATGCCGTTTGCATCTTGTATTTCTTCAACACCTTGTTGTACTCCACCTGGAAAATGATCTGCATATTTTTGAGCAATGCTTGTAAGAGTTTCGCCTGGTGATACTTTATGATATGTATCTTGTTCTTCTGCTAAAAAATTTTCAGGTGTAATTGTTTCTGCAAGTGTTGCTTCACTTACTAAGTTGTAAATATATGGAAATACATCTTTTAATTCTTCATTGAATTGTTTAATTGTAAGTTGATCTATCCAATTTTCAGCAACATCGCTTGGTACTTCTTCCATTACTGGCACAGTATAATTTTTTACAGCTTCTGCATAATAAGATGGTTTTTGTAAATTTGCAATTTCTTTCTTAATATTTGTCATACGCTCTTTAACATCGCCACTGTATTTTTTTAGTGCTTCTGCCATAACTGTGCTTCTATTTAAGTACTGATTAAATTTTCTTAGCTTTGATAATTCTTCACTTAGTCCCGTAATGTGCTTACCAAAATCATCATATGCGTGTCCGCCTTCGCCTATGTGTGTAGCTAATGCTCTTGCACCACTTAAATGTTTAAATGGATATTTAAATTTTTCACCCTCAGCAGTTTCGATAAACAACGAACCAATTTTGCTAGTTCTGCTTTCACCTTCACCAATTGTACCATTGTGTTTTATAGAAAGTTTTGCTGTTCCAAACTTTTGGAAACTTGTTTTATGATTTCCATACATTTTTGATTCTGACATTGTATTATCTCCGGGACGATTTGTTGCTAAGAATTTATAATCTCTTTTTTGTAAGTTTGAACGTGTAATATCTCTTACTTCAAATTTTAGTAACCTTCTTTTACTAAACATTCTCATATCTTTTAAAAAGGTAAACCAATCATTTTTATGTTGACCATAATTTTCGTCAATCATATCTTTGTTATATATAATAACAATTCCGTTTTCTTCGTCTAAGCTAACACTAACTTTTCCAATAGGTTGATCCTGTGGACCAAAATCAAAATCAAAAAATCTTGCTTCTTTTGGAACATTAGTCACATCGCCTTTTTCATCGCCAATTGTCAAATTGCCAAAGCGACCTTTAACTGAATTAAACAGTTGTTCTGCTATTATATCTAAATTCATCATACTTGTTATTTATCTAATTGCTGCTTATAAAGATCGGCATTGGCATATCATAATCTTCTTCGTGATCAACCTGCGTAAATGTATTATATACATTAGGATCCCAATCTTTCATAACATTTATTATCCTTAGTGTTAAAATTAAAGCACTGACTAAGTCATCAGTGTTACCTGGTTTTGCTTGGAAACTACTTCCTGTAGCAATAAAACCTTTAAGCTCTGTAATTAACGGCTTACTTCTAATTACAAGCTTGTCATTTTCTATCATAGTTTTCAATCTTGCACAAGCTGTAGTTTTGCTTCCGTGTGTTGTGTTGAATCCTTTGCGGAACTTTCTTACGTGTCCTTTACGTATAGGTTCGCTAATAAACAATCCTGGAATATTTTCTTCGCCGAAGTCTTGTATTACTATTAATGCAGCTTCGCCTATACCATTATTTTCAACACTCCAATATACATTACTGCCTTCGCTTTTTGTTGTATCAGCAATATACTTACAAATATCTCTCATAACTCTAATTTGACCAGGTATTGCTGTTAAATTGTGTTTCCATTCTGCAACTTGTTCATAAGTTGGAAGTTCTAACACTTGTATTGCTGCATTATCTCCACCTGTACCCATTGCAGGATCTAGTGCAACAGTGTAATTTTTATCAGCAGAAGGAGTTTTATACCAACGTACTTGACCCATATTTAATTTAGGATTTGAACCTTCCATTACTGCAAGTTTTAAACTGTTAATAAGTGTTTCATCAAATACTAAAAATTCACATTCATATTCACGCCTAAACATTTCTTCGCCTATGCGTCCAATTTCATCAACTTTCCATTTTTCGTCTCTATCAGGATGTTCACTCCAATGTGCCATAAATGCGTGAAATCCATTTACGCCTACTTCATTTTCATTACCGTGTTCGTCAAACTTTTGTTCTGCTTGTTTCCATATGGTAGCAAATGTATCTTCGTCACTGTTAGGTGTGCTGGTAATAATAGCACGACCACCTGTTGCTAGTGTAGGAGAAATTGAAGTCCAAAACTCTTCAGCAATATTTGGCTGCACAAATGCAAACTCGTCACAATATAACAATGAAATAGACAAACCACGTCCAGTAGTACCTGTTGTTGTTTGACTTAATATACGTGACCCATTTTCAAACTCTATACTACCTTTGTTATAACTTGTTACTCCTGCACGTATGTGGTCAGGACAAAGTTCATATACATAGCGTATCCTTTGCATAATTTCTTGCGCACCTGTGTATTTGTGTGCAGCAATTAAGATTGTTTGATCTGGTACAAACATTGCATACCAAGCAAGATATATACTTGCACACGTTGTTTTGCCTGTTTGTCTCGGCATCATATTAATGTTAAATCTATAACTATGATAACTGTGTAATAATCCTAATTGATATTCAAAAGGATCAAATAGTAGTTTACCTTGTACTGGATGTTGTATATGTGCAAATTTACGTGCAAAATATAAGTATCCAGTATCAGGATCCATACACTTCATTAAATCTTCTACTTGTTCATTTGTGTATGTTTCTTGCTTGTTCGCTTTTTTGACTAATACGCCGTCTAAACTTTTACTCATAACGTATTTAATCAAAAAAAAAGCGCCCGAAGGCGCTATTGAGTGCTGGGGGGATTCGTTTTACTTTTTCTTTGCTTCTAATGCTGCACTTAATTTTGCACGTAATTCATCTTCCAGTGCCATTGGATTGTCACCACCGGCTACGTGTTTATATGTTTTCTTCTTCTTGTGTAAATCATCACCGTGCGGAATACTTGCACTTACATCATTAGAATATACTTCATCTGGAGCACTTGGTTCGTCATCATATTCATCACCCATTGGCCCGTCATCTTCTTCTGTAGCAGACATCATTCTAACCATATCGCCCATATCAGGCTCTGGTTTACTTGCACCACAAGGTGTTTCTGGCTCTGGATTCATATCGCTTGGGCCTACTACTTTTGCATCAGATGCGCCTGCTAATTGCATCATACGGATCAAGTCATCTGCGCTACCTGAAATTGTAATTTCTTCATTAATTTGATTTGTGTCTGACATAGTTGTTCCTTCCCCGTAACTGCCGGCTATTTGATTACTGCGCAATCTACTAGCTTTGCCTGTTGTTGTTCCTGGTGCAATACCGCCATCTATCGGTTTGGCTCCTGTTCCTTTTTCTGGAGTACCAGAAGCTTGCATTTTATTCAACAAACGAATAGTATTTTTACCAGCAATGCCGTCAACTTTCAACCCTTGATTTTGTTGAAATGTCTTAAGACGTTTTTCTGTGTTTGGTCCAAACTTACCATCAATTTCTGGACCGCTTGTTTTTCCGTATAACAGTTGTTGTAATCTTTTGACTTGTGGACCTGATCTAGTTATTTTTCCATTTACCACAACACCGCCTTGTCTTGCTGCTGGTGCTGCTGCTGGTGCATCTGGATTTTTCCATTTACCTGTTTTTGCATCATCAACTGCTTTTGCTGCTGCTCTTTTTGCTTTATTTTTTTCTAAGCCCATACCAACGAGAGCGCCTATTAGGGCTGCTACAAGTGGTGCTACTTCATTTAATTGTTCTTTGTCACTCACGATAACACCGCCTTACTATTTTCTGTGTCGCCAATATCCTTGCTTTCTCCAGTTGGCACATCGTCCATAGTAGCAGTATCTCTATCTTTACGAGATGCTTCTAATTCTTTTAGTAAGTCCATTACTCTTGAACCTGCGACATTATCTTGTCCACTTTCACCACCAAGTTCTTCTTGTGTAAGTTTTGCAACATACTCTCCATCATCTTTTTCTTGCTGATATTCTTCTTGTGGTTCATTTGGATTACGTACAATTATGTGGCTTTGAGGAACACTGCAAACACTTCCTAAATATTCTTGTAACACTCTGCTAGTTGTTGGATACATTAAATCTACTTCGTAGTAGTGTACTTCACAATTTTCTAACTGTGGAAAATCAAGTGGACGTTCTTGAATTGGTGTTTTTTTGCCTGCTGACATTTTGCCAACTCCAAACTTTTCCAATCCTCTTTCCATCATATCTTCAAAATGTTCAGGTAGTTCGCCTGCTACGCCTACTTTAAAAGAATAAACTTTTTTTGATTCGGCTAAGTATTCTGTAAAACTTTTCATAATTGTATTCCTATTATATACTATTTATCTTTATCTAAACCTTTTAGGCGTTCAAGTAGACTATTTCTATCAGTAACAACATAACCTTCGCCGTTAACAATACCATCAGGAGTCACGCCTCCATCCTTGTCCATTTTTTCTTTTTTGAGTTGTAATTCAACCATTTTTAATTTTTTATCTAGTTTAGCAACTTTAGCATCTAAACTTGTTTTTAACATTGTACCAGCAACTTCAAAAACTCTACCACTATAACGACTTTCAACATTCATTCCTAAATCCATTAAATCATCATATGCTGTCATTGCTTTATTAGCTACTTCATTAAGTTCGTTGTCAGCCATATCGCCTAAACCTTTTACAGCAGGTAATGCACTTGCTATTTTATCAAAGTCAGCAATATCTCTAAATGTATCTTCTTGTTCTACAATAGCATTTTTTGCTTTTTCAGTATTTTCTTCTTTGATATCATCTGGTGCGATATTTAATAAATCTTCTAATTTTTTAGTCATAATATTATTCCATTATATGCTACTATTATTTAGTCAAATATTATTCAGCAGTGCATTTATTTTCTGCTGCGCTGTCCATACTGTACTAGTCCTAGCAGTTATCCAATGTGTGTAATCTTGTAATTCTTGTTTGTTTTCTATTTTTAGTTGTTGTTCGCTTTTGTGTTGATATTGTGTTAAGTTTTCAATTTGCCAAATATTCATAGGATGATCTGTTTTAGGAGGATGAGCCAACATTGTTTTTGCTTGTGCTACAACTTTCTTTGCAGCATTAGATGTGAATATACTTGCTGAAACTCCTCCTAAATATCCTCTTTTTTGTCTTTGTATACGCCATTGTTCAACTGTAATTTTAGGAAAACTTTGTTTCTTTACTGCTAAACAATTTATTTGTGTACATAAAATATTTACTTTTTTATAATAAGGTAAACTAATCCAACGCATTAAATAAAAATGTTCTCTTGTAGGATTATCAGGAAATAAGTTTGTAACATCTATACTTTCTACATTATGTTTTTCACATTTTTGTAAAATAGTTTTGTCTGGTTTGTAAAGAGCAATTATTTTATCATTATCATAAAATTTATTTAATTGGTTTATCCATAATTCAAAGTAAAGATTAAAATATACAGGATCAGCTGCACAATATATTATCATCTGCGTTTGCCTTGATGAAATATATCTCCTTCATTAACAACTCTAAAAAACATACCTTTTTGTTTACAATAAGCTCTTGCTGCTGCCCATTTTGCTTGATTTACTGCATAATGTAATTGATTGGTTCTACTACGTCCTGCTCTTTCTAATGTAGTTTGATTAGCTGGTTTGACTTCGATAAGTTCTACTTTTTGTTTGCCTGTTCTGTCTACGTATACTATAAAAAAGTCAGGAACATAAATTGTATATTTTCCGCTTAATGGATTTCTATATGGTATTTTTACTGCTTCGCTTGCCCATTTTGAAATACTGTCGTTGGTATCACACATACGCATAAAAGCGTATTCCCAACTACTTCTATATGTAGGTGTTCTACCTCCTATATATTTGTCAGGATTTTTGAGGGCATACTTTCCTTGTGCAAAACGTGCCATTACAATACAATATTTCTAGCTTCTCTACTTTGCACTAATGGTAATACTTGATAACCTAATGCACTTGATTTACTTCTGTTTACATTAATTATAGTTGTAACAAGTTTACTAATTTGTACTTCACTAAGTCCTTTTAATGTATCAAGAATACTATACACAGGTGTTTTTTCTAAAGCCGCTTGTTGTAAAATAACTGTTGAAACAGCAATAGCACTTTGTTTTTCGAAG